ATGAGTTACAAGATAGATGTTAAACATACAAAAAAAAGGAGAGAAAAAGAACAGCGTCAAGTCAGTATACTTGGGAACATCTGGCTGCGGCATCCTATGAATATTCTAGGAAAGACTAAAGGCCTATGTTTACATGTAAGTTATTGATATTTTATAGTGCCTGTTGGATTTAGGGCAACGGCCAAGCGATTATGAGCAGTTTGTCCGTTCAACACTGTTTAGTAATGTTCACTGGTTGGTGTAGTTATCTTTAATAAAAAAACGCCCGTCATTTCTGACGAGCGCCTTATAAAACAATGCGATACAAACTGTTATCAGTTCATGCCGTACATTTGTACTTACTGTCTCCATGCTTCTTTATGTTTTCCTATTTTCATTAATAATCAATAGGTTAAAAATAATATCTACTGTATGTTGTTCCAGTGTTTTTTACTGTTTATGCTGTTATGCAGAGATTTATGTATAAACATTTGTATAAACACTTTGGGGCATTATGGCGGGTGAACTCAACAAACTGAGCGACAAGCGGCTACGGAACTTAATGGGCGTACCCAGCCAAAAGATTGAGTTCTATGCGGATGGTGCTGGGTTGAGCGCGAAGGTTTCAAAAGCGGGTGGCATTAGCTGGGTGTTTACCTATCGTCTGGTTGGTGAAAAGTTGTGTCGCGTAACGCTGGGACGTTACCCGGATATGAGCCTTAAAGAAGCCAGGCAAGCGCGTGATAAGTGCCGTAACTGGCTTGCTTCTGGTAAAGACCCGCGCTACCAGCTTGTTCTGACCGCAGAAGAGACGTTAAAGCCCGTAACGGTGAAAGAAGCGCTTGAGTATTGGATTAAACAGTACGCCGAAGATAACCGAGCCAACGTAAGGCGGCATGAAGCGCAACTGAAGAAGCATATTTATCCCTATATCGGGAAAATGGCGCTGGCCGACTGCGAAACACGATATTGGCTACAGTGCTTTGATCGCATAAAAAAGGAAACGCCAGTAGCGGCTGGCTACGTCTTCCAGATGTGTAAGCAAGCCCTGAAATTTTGCCGTGTTCGCCGTTACGCGGTGAGTAACGCTTTAGACGACCTCACAATCCCCGATGTTGGTAAAAAGCAGCGTAAAAAGGATCGTGTGTTGAGCGATATTGAAGCTGGTGATTTATGGGCGGCTATTATCGCGGGGGACAGATTTATGCCTTATTACACGCATCTACTAAAAATCATTACGGTGTTTGGTTGCCGTTCTCAGGAAGCTCGCTTATCAACATGGCAAGAATGGGATCGTGATGCCTGGATTTGGACGGTTCCCAAAGAACACAGTAAAGGCGGTGAAAAGATTGTGAGGCCAGTACCAGAAACGTTACGGCCATTGATCGAACAGTTATATCAGGATTATGGCAAGTCTGGCCTCCTACTTGGCACCGAGAAGAATGTTGAAGCTGTTAGCCAGTGGGGAAGAGGCGTTTATAAAAAGTTAGGTCATTCTGAGGCGTGGACACTGCACGATTTACGCCGGACGCTTTCAACGGGCATGAATAACATGGGGATCGCCCCTCATGTTGTCGAGCAACTATTAGGGCATTCAATGCCGGGAGTTATGGCGATTTACAACCGTAGCCTATATCTACCGGAAAAACTGGACGCATTGAACAAGTGGGTAGAACGGCTGGATGTATTGGCTGGTGGACATGAGAATGTTGTTTTGCTTCAGGGAAGCAGAACGGCTTAAACTAATTGAGCAAGGCTAGGTCGGCCAACCGAAAAGCGGGAAACCCTACCCGCCTGCTTTGCCAACTTAATTTAGGGGCGTTGAGGGTGACGCTATGGCAGAAAAAGATATAAAGATTCCATTTTCATATTGTAAATTGTCCAGAGGGGCTTCTTTTCTGGGGGTTGAGCCTTCTGACCTGATCAATCTTGCAGTAGAAAATAAAATAGAAATAAGCATGATGCTGAAAAAATTCTACTGCCGTATCCTCCTCCGAAAGGATTCTTGTGATGTAAACGAATGGTATTCATCATTATATTACCCACGTACTTTTAATGCTATGTCAGGACAAACTCGCGCAATAACAAATCATTCATATATTGAATTTACAAATGGTTGTTATCTTGATCCGAAAAAGCTTTTATCCGGCGCTGATATTTTTTTTGAAAAAGAAGGAGAGGATTTTCTCGTTGGATATGCTTTTGCACTAGGTCTATGGCGAGTAATGCCAGATCAGTTTGAAGCTGCATCGATAGTTAAAAAATTCTTTCCTGGCTTTTACCCTTGCCTTACAGGTGGAGAAAGCCCAGTTATTCAGATTTTACCTGCTCAACCATTTATCGATCATGCAAATGGGAAACGATTCAATTTTGATCCCCATGAGTTTGATGCGGGTTATGATGACTTATGGGTTACTAATTATGACCTAAAACGCATTATGGAAAGCGATCTTGATTTTGATTCCTTACCAATGCTGAACGAGATTGAGCTCCCTGATTTAAGTGCTGATAAACCTAAAAACATCAACATTCGCTCAGAGAAAGCACTTGAAAGACATGCTCGAAATGAATTATTGATTATACGAGCTGCTTTTAAATTTAAAGAAACAAGTATTGATATATTCAATGAAGACTGTTTGAAAAAAGATGGTAGTTATAATTTCTCAGCTTGGGCACGACACATTATTGATCGGGTGAGTCTGTTTCCTAATAATGAATGCCCAGTTAGGAGTGTTGATACTGTTGCATCATATATCAGCAAAGTTTTTAAAAGCGATAGCTAACCCTTTCTAATCTTTATAATGGGTGCTCTAATCATTAGAGCGCCCTTTTTAAAACTAAACGCGCCGTTCTAAAATTTAGAAGCTGTTTTTATTCATACCCATTAGATAAATACTTTCTCCACAACGCAAGAACAGACAGGAAAACCTCCTTCTGATTGCGTAAACTGGAGGAAACATGTCAAATACTATTTTTACCCCGCCAACACCTGAGCAACGCCGTAACATTCTGGAAGAGTACGGAATTAAATTTGATCGCCGTATTCGTGAAAGCGAATGTCAGGAAATAACCAGCCTTTCCCGTTCCACTCGCTGGAATATGGAGAATGAAAAAAAATTCCCGCCCCGTTGTCACTTTGGCCGTAATAGTTGTGCCTGGCTTCTTAGTGATGTGCTCTGGTGGGTTCGCAACCCTCCAGTCGTCGAGAACGTTAATACACCATATAGCCGAAAATCAGCTTAGTTAACGACAGGTAATCAACGATGAAAAAATTAAATGCCCTTACCGGGCAGGGATTCGATCACCCCGAAACCAGCCTGATAGTTAATTCAGTGCCAACGATGAGCAGCCTACAAATGGTTGCTTATATAAACGACGAACGTAAATCAAAGGCCAAAGCGGAGGGGTTGGGTTTCCCTTGCAACAAATATCACAAACTCCGCCATGCAGATTTCAACAAAAAAGTACCCAAAGTGCTTGGTGTGGGGTATGCGAAAAATTTCGCATACCCATTCCGCAATGAGCAAAACGGGGAAGAATATCCCGGTTATCTATTCCCTAAGCGTGAAGCCTGCCTGATGGCAATGAGCTACAGCTATGAGCTTCAAGCGGCGGTATATGACTACATGGAAGAACTGGATCGTCAAAGAGATGGTTATTTAGCTCATACCATCAATGAACTCCAACACATCGTTACTTCCGCTCGTCAGTTTTCGGATGAGGATTCGAGTGATGCAGGTCGCCGCCTCAGAAGACGACAGGATGATTTGGTTCTACTGGAGAAAGCGGAATACCTGGTTAAAAGCTTAAGTCAGTTGCCGCTAAATTTCGGGAAGGAAAATCCAAATGCTAAATAAAACAAAAGCGGCCACGCCAGGCCGCTCATGTCACTGCATAAAACTAAAACATATTCAGGATAGCACGCTGATCGATCAGGTCAATTATTTACGCCTAATTCCAGCATATTGCGAACACGAACATTATTCCGGTTTGCCTGAATATAAACAATGCTTAGGTTCGCCACTCATCCAGATTGGATGTAACAATAAAAATCAGCAAGTTAGACAGTGCTTAGGTTTATTTCGTCCGTTTTTCGGACGAAGGCCAGCCTGTGATAGCGACGATCAGCTTTTGCTAATTTCTTTTTCACATGCGGAACGTAATACATCTTTTTCGTTGTATCCACAGGCATCTTTTTCACTGATGCATGATTTCAGTAAGAATAATGCCATAAGTGGTATGCCGACCCAGCACAGGATTTTTTTCATAAATTACTCCTTACCAGCGTCTTTGGCTTGCTTACGCTGGCGGCGTTTGATCTCGCCTTCAAGGGCAGTAACAACAAACTGTCCGGTACTTTCACCGTCTTCTTTCAAACGCTCAACTGCATCGGCGATATTGTGCGGAACCCGCACGTCAAATCTTTTTGACTTGGCATTCACTGACTTTGTTGCCATTACTGGATTCCTTGCAAAATGGTGTCCGACAATCATATACAAAAAAATATTCAGTGCAATGCTTGACGTGTCCGACACGAATAAAATACATTGTGTCCGACACCTTTGTTTCTTAGAGGTGCCAAAACAGCGAAACCCCGGAGTGTTTGCGGCACTACCGAGGTTTCTAACCACAATGTTATTGGAGCTAACACTATGGCTGATATCCAGTCTACCCAAACTCGCCCCGAATTTCAGTATCGCTTTCTGGCGCTGGGCATTTCATCTCAAGGTATCGTTCACATTATCGCCACTACCGAACGTGAAGCGCGGGAACACTCTCCTGATGGTCACGTTATGGTTTTTGCTGGTCGCCTTCCTGTTCAGGGGGTACACCATGTTTGATAACACGCCTTTGGAACTGGAAGAAGTTATCGATCAGTGTCGTGCGCTGGCCTACGCCATTGTTGAACTGAGTAACCCTGAAGCAAAAGAGATTTTAACTTTCGTATTAGCGGAACGCCTTAACAGCCTGCATCAAGCTTTCCAAGCATCGGAAACGGAGGTTGGTCATGTCTAAAAATCACCTTAATCATACCGAAGAGGCGATCACTCAGATTGTCCACGCTAAGGCGATTATTATCCTGATCTCGTCGTTGGATACTAATAGCAATGTTGTAGAAAACGCGCTTGAAGCTGTCACCGAAATGCTGGAAAGGGCAGAAGCTGAACTGGCGGAGGTGCGTCATGCCTAAAGAAATCAAGCTGGATGCTTACTACGACGATCAGCGACGTGTTAACGCCCTGATTGGCTCAACTTGTGCGCCAGTACCTGCTACGCCGGAAAACATATCGCGTAATCGCCTGTTACGCGCTCAGGCGGGATTACGGCACCTACTGACTGAGGTCATCCCCCACATCACCGACGATCAGCAACGCCGTGAAGTTTATTTGTGGGTTGATGGCATTTACGCCATTACGTGCTTTGAGGAAGTAGACGCGGGGATTCAGCCATGAACAGACAACACCTTGAAGTCGTTACGTGTGTTGAACATGCCAATGTAATGAACAAACAGGCCAGTGCGGTTCTCTCTATGTGGCTTGATTCCTTATCAAATGAGGCGCAGGACGAAGAAGAGGCTAATCTTGTTGCCGCTGTTTTATCGTTGGTGGCTGGTGCGATTAATCATCTTGATAAAGCGACGGAGGTACGCAATGCGCCAACCTCAACCAAATGATCGCTATCAGGACAAGAACGGCCAACGTGTCACTGTCAAAGCGACTGCTTTTAACCGTATAACGTTTGTGCGCGATGGTTATTCAGCGGAGTGTGTTTATCCCGATAGCCGCTTTATTGCCGAGTTTACCTGCATAGATGGAGGTCAGGCATGTCCACAAAAGTGAAGCGTCAGGAAGCCATGTCCGACGCCTTATTTTCCTGCCTGTATCTGTGGGTTAATGGTCATGTGCTGAATCCGAAAGACGTAGCGCGGGCAATCCAACGACATAGTGACAGTACCAAACGCTATGGGAAATTAGCTGTAGAACTTCATAAGTTGGCGGATGCTACCCAAACCACTTACGAATGGTTGTGCGATCAGGGATTGGTCGCGACTGACCCAAAAAAGCAGCGTGAAAAACGTATGGCGCTGGTGGCCGGAATCATTGGTCAGGAGGATGTAAAAGCCCAGCTTTGTGATGATGAACGGATTAACCGTGTGTTTCCCTCATCCCCGCCAAAGAAGAAGGCGCAGGATATAGGGGTAACTGACCTTTCCCGCATGGGAGCCAGCCAGCGCGGTGAAGTGTTACGGGCACACTATGGCGGCGCTTTGGCCGTACATGGTGATTCTGACACCGTTCATCACTATAACGGCGTGATATGGGAGCCAGTGGCCGATAAGGATTTACAGCGTGAAATGGCGCAAATCTTTATCGATGCGGAGATTGCCTACTCGCAGAACGCCATTAAATCCGCTGTGGAAACCATGAAGCTGAGTTTGCCTGTCATGGGGGCGACTGCCCGTAATCTTATCGGGTTCAGTAATGGGGTATTTGATACCCGTACCGGACAATTCCGTGACCACAGTCAGGAGGATTGGTTACTGATTGCCAGTGAGTTGCCATTCAGCGCCCCGGCAGAGGGGGAAACGCTGGCGACCCATGCGCCCAGCTTCTGGAAATGGTTAAGCCGTTCCGTTGGCAACAATAAACGGAAAGCTGATCGCGTCCTGTCAGCGCTGTTTATGGTGCTGGCCAACCGTTATGACTGGCAACTGTTCCTTGAAGTCACGGGGCCAGGTGGCAGCGGTAAAAGCGTTTTCGCGGAAATCTGCACCATGCTGGCGGGTAAGGCTAATACCGTATCGGCCAGTATGAAGGCGCTGGAAGACCCGCGAGATCGTGCGCTGGTGGTTGGCTATTCGCTCATCATCATGCCGGACATGACCCGCTACGCTGGCGACGGCGCAGGGATTAAGGCGATAACGGGCGGGGATAAGGTATCTATCGACCCCAAACACAAAGCACCTTACTCAACGCGCATTCCTGCGGTGGTGCTGGCGGTCAACAATAACGCCATGACATTCAGTGACCGAAGCGGCGGCATATCCCGGCGACGGGTGATCTTCAACTTCTCCGAAGTTGTGCCGGAAAATGAACGTGACCCGATGTTATCGGAAAAGATAGAAGGTGAACTGGCCGTCATCATGCGGCACCTGTTAAGCCGTTTTCCCAGTGATGGCGGGGACGAGGCAAAACGTTTGTTGCATGAACAGCAGAAATCAGAAGAGGCGCTGGCTATTAAGCGTGAAGGTGATTCGCTGGTGGACTTCTGCGGCTACCTGATGGCGTCAGTGCTATGCGATGGCATGTTTATTGGTAATGCTGAAATCGTGCCGCACAGCCCGCGACGCTACCTGTATCACGCCTACCTTACCTATATGCGTGCCAATGGGCTTAGCAAGCCAGTATCGTTAACCCGGTTCGGCACGGATATGCCGGGGGCAATGGCGGAGTATGGCAAGGAGTACCAGAAGCGCAAAACCAAGATGGGGCTACGCTCAAACGTTACGCTTAGTGAGGATTCGGAAGACTGGATGCCGCAATGCGACGCACCCCAAAGCAGCCAAAATGAAGAGGGGAAAAAATAAAACTTATAGGCGAAGTGTTCACCACTATTCACCCTGTTAAAAAATCAATTAATAACAATAGGTTAATGGGTGAACACTTTTTTATAAACCATTCATCAACTGTTCACCTGTTCACCTTTTTGTGAAAACTCTTCCAAAGGGTGAAGGGTTAGGGTGAACACTAGTGAACACTTTAAATGAAAGCCTTCACCCTATAACGCAATGAAAAATAAAGCGAAATAGATAAAGGTGAACAGGTGAACAGTTAGACGTATATTTTTTAATTTTATAGGAGGGCGATATGCCTGTTACGTTACAAGATATCCAAGAGCATCATGATAATTACGGTATTACTGATATGGGTACGATGCATACCAGCCACTATCGGCAATTGTTGCAAGACGGCGCATTCTTCTGGATTGATCATCACGATTTTGTGCGCAGTACCTTTTCGGGGGAGATATTTGCGACCAACCTTGAACAGTTCGACGCAATGATTGAGCATTTGCAGGAATACAGAATTAAAATGTCATCGCCACCTGAATGGATGAGTGAAAAATAATTCTTAAGCTTAGTTACAAAACCTAAAATGAGAGGTTGACTTTGGAGAGAAAAGTTAAGATTACACACAACAAATTTATCGAAATGTTATCGGATTCGTTAGCCTTATATGAACAATCGGTAAAAAAAGAATCAGATACCTATAATGCTTTTTCTAGGGCATCTTTTCTTTCGGTGAATTATGCATTGGAATCCGCAGCCAATTCATTTTTAAAATCTGTTGAAATAAGTGGTGAGCTTGCTAAACAGTTGGAGCGATTTTCTACATTAGATAAATTTGATTTTGTTTTACAATGGCATACAGGGAATAAATTACCTAAGGGGTCAAAAGAGGTTCAAGATATTAAAGATATCATTAAAAGACGTAATGCGATGGTTCATCCAAAAGTTATTGAGTCTGAAATAGCTATAACATCCTCATTTGGTTTTAGTAATATATCAGCATTGCATAATGAAGTTCCTGTAAGCGCCAATGTGAATTTCTTTGATGTTGATAGTGATTTGGCATTTGTATCAATTAAGAGTTTGGTGGCGTTTGTTAATTTTTTTGTTCTGGAATGGTGGGGGATTTCTCCGAAAGATGCCGCGTTGTTTATTCTTCCTGTTTGGTTTTTATCAATGAAACCCATGTATGAAATGGAGTCTTTAGGTTTGATACTAAAGTATAAGGATGATTTAGGTGTTAGGTTTTTAGATTTAGATGATATTAATGGTCAGATGGAAAGAGTTTTGTAAATGTTTGGTTTCCATGTTTTTTAGCGCTTATATCCTGAATCATAGAGGCTTCCCTTAATATTTTTGATGTATATCTTGACGAGTGGCACTCAGACGTGAGCCGCCACTTGACCATTTAATCAAGTTGCGAGTCAGCAATGCTGACGCACAAAAAATTAAACGGTCTCAACCCTTCCCCGCGCTGGTTTCACGTCTTAACTACAAACGTTACGGAAACCACGACATGAAAAAATTGCTTGAGCTACGCCAGAAGAAAACCGATCTCACTACGCAAATGCGCTCCCTGCTGACCAAATCAGAGGAAGAGAAGCGTAGCCTCACCGAGGAGGAAGCCAAACAGTTTGATGCTATCAAGGCGCAGGTGGAAAGCCTGAATACCGAAATCCAGCGTTTTGAAGATTTGGCGGCGGCAGAACGTGAAGACGCGAAAAACAACCCTGAAGATAAATCGACCCGAAGCAAAGTCACCAATGACGAGCTACGCCATTACATTCTGACAGGCGAAACCCGCACCTTGTCTACGGCGGTGGGCGCTGACGGTGGCTATACCGTTATTCCTGAACTGGATAAAGACGTAATGCGCCAGTTGCAGGACGACAGCGTGATGCGCTCCATCGCTACGGTGAGAACCACCAAGACCAACGAATACAAAAAGCTGGTATCGGTGGGCGGTGCTACGGTGAACCGTGGTACGGAAGGCGAATCCCGTACCCAGACCAGCACGCCGAAGCTGGAAGAAGTTTCCATTAAGGTGAATCCGGTGTATGCCTACCCGAAAACCACCCAGGAGATTCTCGACTTCTCCGAGGTAGATATTCTCGGCTGGCTGACCTCTGAAATCGCCGATACTTTCACGGCCACCGAAGAAGACGATTTTGTTAACGGTGATGGCACCAAAAAATCTACAGGCTTCCTGTCCTACCCCCGCGCCGCTACCAGCGATAAAACGCGTCCATTTGGCACGCTGGAGAAGATGGAAGCGGCTGCTGTTACTTCTGACGGCCTGATCGACCTGCTGTACAAGCTGAAAGCCAAATACCGTAAAAATGCTGTATGGGTGATGAACTCCAATACCGCTGCCACGTTGCAGAAGCTGAAAAATGGCAATGGTGATTACATCTGGCGTGATCGGCTGGTGGCGGATTCTCCCGATACATTGCTTGGCCGTCCTGTTCACTACCTTGAAACCCTGCCAAACGCAGAAGCCGGGGAAGCCTTCCTTGCGGTAGGTGACTTCAAGCGCGGCTATTTCATTGTCGATCACACTACGGGTGTACGTACTCGCCCGGACAATATCACCGAACCCGGATTCTATAAGGTGCATACCGATAAGTACCTGGGCGGCGGTGTGGTGGACTCCAACGCGATCAAGATTCTGGAACTGGCTGACGCCTGATTGAAGGGGCTACAGCCCCTTTCCTGTCTGATGGAGTCCCGACATGAAAAAGATTGAGTTTGAAGTCCGCACCTCAGAAGTGACCGCCAGCGAGAAAAAGCTGGTGGGTTACGCCGTGCGCTGGAACAGCTTATCAGAGGTTATCTGGGATGAGTTTGTGGAGCAGTTCGCGCCGGGTGCATTCGCGGAAAGTCTGGCTTCCGGTAGCGATGTGCGGGCGCTGTTTGAACATGATTACACACAACTGCTTGGCCGTCGCAAGTCCGGTACGCTAGTTCTGACGGAAGACAATATCGGGCTACGCTTTGAACTGACCCCGCCTGATACGCAGTTAGGCCGCGATGTGTTAACGCTGGTGGAGCGTGGTGATATTTCCGGCATGAGTTTTGGCTTCCGGGCGCTTAAAGAGTCATGGGATATCACGCCAGCGCCTTACGTGCGTACTGTGACCGCCGCCGAACTGCGGGAAATCACCGTCACTAGTATGCCCGCTTACCCCGAAAGCGGCGTAGAGATTGCACAGCGTTCCCTGTTTGCCCAACACCCTGAATTACGCCGCACCGATGATAACCGTCGCCGCTGGGCTGAATTGGCGGGGTTGTGATATGTGGCCTTTTAATCGCCGTAAAACAGAACAGCGCAGCATGACTATCGATGAGTTCCTAGCGATGGCAGGGATTCCCAATACCGGATCAGGTGAATATGTTTCCCCCGGTACGGCGGAGTCCCTGCCTGCGGTCATGAATGCCGTGGCGGTAATCAGCGAAGCGGTGGCTTCTATGCCGTGCTATCTGTATCGGGTAGCGAATGATAATGGCCGGGAAGCGCGGGAGTGGCTTCATACCCATCCGGTTGATTACCTGCTGAATGAATCGCCTAACGATTGCCAGACGGCCTACCAGTTCAAACGCACCATGATGCGCCATTGCCTGCTGAATGGTAACGCCTACGCCGTGATTGAGTGGGGGCGCGATGGTCAGCCTAAATCCCTGCATCCTTATCCGCCTCATGCGGTAGTGGCGGAGCGCATCAAGCCGCATCGGTTTACCTACACCATTACTGAGCCATTCAGCGGGGAAGTGCGAACTTACCTTCAGGAAGAAATGTTACACCTGCGCTATGCCACCGATGACGGTTTTATAGGCCGTTCTCCCGTCACCATTTGCCGGGAAACGCTGGGGCTGGGTATCGCCCAACAGCGCCACGGTGCCAGCATTATGAAAGATGGCATGATGGCGTCCGGCATTATCAAGGCTAAAGGCTGGCTGGACAGCGCGAATGGTAAAAAAGCAATGGACGCGCTGGAGCGCTATAAAGGGGCGCGTAATGCCGGGAAAACCCCCATTCTTGAAGGTGACATGGAGTACGAGCAGTTAGGCATGAGTAATCAGGATGCGGAGTGGTTGGCGTCCCGTCGTTTCACGATTGAAGACATTGCCCGCATGTTCAACGTGTCGCCTATCTTCCTACAGGAATATTCCAACAGTACCTACAGCAATTTCAGCGAAGCAAGCCGCGCCTTTCTCACTATGACTATGCGCCCCTGGCTGACCAACTTTGAACAGCAAATCAAGGCCGCGCTGTTAATTACGCCCCGCGTTCCCGGCATTCGCTATCAGGTGGAATTCGATTCTGCCGATCTGCTACGTGCGAATCCGCAAGAGCGCTTCACCAGCTATGAAACGGCGATCAAGTCCGGGGTGATGTGTCCGAATGAAGCGCGAGAGCGTGAAGGGATGCCACCACGCGAAGGAGGCGACGAGTTCAGCCAGGCATGGAAACAGGAAGTGAAGGTGAAACAGGAGGTGAAACCGTGAGAGCAGGCGGATTACGTCATCGGGTAACGATTCAACACTTTACGACCTATCGGGATGCAGGCGGTCAGGTCATCAAAGCGTGGCGTGATACGGCTACGGTGTGGGCGCAGGTAACAGGTATTAACGGGCGTGAACTGATATCGGCAGGTGCGGAAATGGTAGAGGTGAGCTTTCGTGTTTGGATGCGTTACCGGGCTGATGTGACCAGCGCCAGCCGTCTTATCTGGCAGCAGAAAGGCCGTGAGGCGATGGCCTACAACATCGTGTCAGCCATTCCTGATGAAGCCTTTACCCGTCTTGAGTTGCTGTGTAAGGGAGGGGTGAAACGTGACTGAAATGATTACGCTGGCAGAAGCAAAGCTACATTGTCGTGTTGATGCTGATGACGAAGATGTGCTGATTCAGGGCTATATCGCTGCGTCGCTGGAGGTGTGTCAGAAACATATCGGTAAACGCTTTGATGATGGGCTGGAATTTAATCCTGCCATTAAGGTGGGTTGCCTGATGTACGTTTCCCAGCTTTATGAATACCGCGCCACCGTTAGCGATGTAGAGGTAAAAGAAGTTCCGTTGGCTATTTCTGCGCTGTGGTCAGTCTATCGTGATCCGGGGGTGTACTGATGCCCTATCAACCTTTACGCCGCTGTACCGAGCCAGGCTGTAACGTGCGTGTGAAGTCAGGCAAGTGTGACCAGCATAAGCGGGAAGCCCGCCGCCAGAGCGACTGCAGGCGCGGCACTAGAACCGAGCGTGGCTACTCCAATCGATGGGGAGAATATCGCCGCCACTTCCTCAGTGCTAACCCGCTGTGTGCTCACTGCCTCAAGGATAGTGTGTATACCCCGGCCACCATCGTGGATCACATCATCCCGATAGAGGGCGAAGGCGATGTGTTGTTCTGGCCTGCCTGGAATCACCAGGGATTATGCCAAACCCATCACAACCGCAAGACCACGCAATCAGACCCGACCACCAAGGCTAACCGTAAAGCAGGGATGTACCAGGAGCAGGAGGCGCGGGCAGCACAGCGTAATGACTGGATGTATGAGGTAGGCCATGACTGAGCAGGAGATCAACCGGATGATGGTCGGCTTGAGGCGCAGCCGTGACCAGTTCAGGGAGTGCAAAGACAAGGCAACAGGCCAGCATACGCCACGACGCACCACCGAACGGGATCGGGAGATTCGGGAGGCGTTTCGCAACCGCTGACGGGGTGGGGGCGTTTTCAGGACAAAACCTTGTTCGCTAGGAACCGACCACCCCCTCAAATTTTTACGCGCAGCAATTTTTTTGAAAATAAAACCGAAGGGAAAATAATTATTTATGGCAAGACCCCCGAAAGCGCCTGCGTACCTTGACGAGATCGCCGGGCAACAATGGAAAGCGAAAGCCAAGCAACTGGCAGAGCGTGGCGATCTGACTCCTGCCGACTGGAATCATCTGGAACTTTATTGCGTTAACTACTCAATGTACCGCAAAGCCGTGGAAGACCTTGCCCGGCGCGGGTTCAGCATTGTTAACAGCCAGGGCGGAGAAAGCCGTAACCCAGCGTTGAGCGCGAAGGCTGATGCGGAAAAGGTCATGATCAAAATGTCCTCTTTGCTGGGCTTTGACCCGGTATCACGTCGCCGTAATCCGGTGGAAACGGAAGAGGAAGACGAACTTGACCGCCTATAATGATTACGCAGAAGCGGTAAAAAGCGGTGAAATTCCGGCGTGTAAGCGGGTAAAACAAGCCGTAGAACGGTACTTTTCTGACCTGAATAACCCACTGTATACGTTCGATGGGGACGCTGTAGCGCGTTTTATCGCTTTTTCTCGCCTCTGTCCTCACGTCAAAGGGCCGTTGCGCGGCCAGCCTATTGTGCTGGAGCCGTGGCAACAGTTCGCCTTTGCCAACATTCTGGGGTTTCGTGTTGCGGCCACCGGACGGCGCAAGTATCGCAGCGCCTACATTCAGGTGCCACGTAAGAATGCGAAATCAACGGTAGCGGCAATGTTGGCTAACTGGTTTCTAGTCATGGAGCACGGCCAACAGGATATCTACACCGCTGCCGTGAGCCGCGATCAGGCGCGAATCGTGTTTGATGACGCCCGTCAGATGTGCCTGTTATCCAAACCGCTGAAAAAGCGTCTCACCGTGCAGCAACACAAGATGATTTACCCCAAATCTAACAGCCTGTTAAAACCGCTAGCGGCGAAAGCATCCACCATTGAAGGGACAAACCCTAGCCTTGCCGTGGTGGATGAGTACCATCTTCACCCGGATAACGCGGTGTATTCGGCGTTGGAATTGGGTATGGGAGCCAGACCGGAAGCCTTGTTGTTTGCTATTACCACATCCGGGAGTAATGTCGTATCGGCCTGTAAGCAACATTATGATTATTGCTGCCTGATTCTGGACGGTGGCGAGGTGAATGATTCTCTGTTCGCACTGATTTACGAGCTGGACGACGAAAACGAGATAGACGATCCGTCGCTATGGGTGAAAGCCAATCCCAATCTTAACGTATCCGTAGATGCGGCGGCGCTGGCCGATACCATTCAGAAAGCGCGGGGTATTCCGTCGCAGTGGGTGGAAATGCTCACCAAGCGGTTTAACGTCTGGTGCCAGGGTGAAACGCCGTGGATGGGCGCAGGTGCGTGGGATGGCTGTAAAGCCGACTACACCGAAGACGATCTGGACGGTCAGGAGTGTTACGCCGGGCTTGACCTGTCTTCTACCGGGGATATCGCCAGTGTGTGCTATACCTTTCCCGTTGGCCGGGAACTTCTTCTTTTAACCCGCAATTACCTGCCTGAAGCGCAGTTGCATAACGTTGCCAACAAAAATCGGGCTATCTATCGCCAGTGGGCGAAAGCGGGCTGGATACGCACCACTCCGGGGGATTGCATCGACTATGACCGTATCCGCGATGACATTTTGCGGGATGCGGAACGATTCGGGATCACGCTGGTGGGCTTTGATACCTGGAACGCCACCCACTTACGCACCCAACTACAGGGCGCAGGGCTGGACGTTGAACCATTCCCGCAGACCTACCTTAAATTTAGTCCGGTAGCTAAATCCGCAGAGGTATTCGTTAACCGTCGTGTTATCCGGCACAACGGCGATCCGGTACTGGCGTGGGCGATGAGCAATGTGGTGATGGAGACGGACGCCAACGCCAACATTAAACCGAACAAGAAGAAATCTGCCAACAAGATAGACCCCGCCGTCGCGTTTCTGATGTCGTTTGGTACGTGGCAGGCAGAGCATGAAGATTTTGCATTTGATATGAGCGAAGAGCAGCAACAGCGCCTATCTGAGTTCGATGGTGTTTAGTATTTGGTATATAGCGGATAAAGAAGCAGTCCTTTAATAGAGCTGCTTCATTAGTTGCATGATTAATTGCTGTAGAAGTCGAATACAACACATCCTTTTGAATTACTGGCAATAATTTTTAAGTCGGTTGAGGATAGAGCTGTAGGGTTCTTGATAGTGATTTGCCCACCTTTACCGCTTGCATTTGAGGCTATGATTTTAAGATCGGTTGAGGAAAATTTTTTAGCGTCAAGAATCATTCCACCACCATTACTGGCAATAATCTTTAGGTCTGTTACAGAGATCATCTTCTTAATTCCTTTTTATTAATTGAGAATGGCTCAATAGAACAACCATTTTGATATGGCAGGTAAATTGTAGGCTTAATTGCCTTATTTTCATCTTTTTTTGTTTTTGTGCTTTCTGTGTCGTTCAGCAAACAGTGTATAAACATCTGTATAAACATTATAAAAAAACGCCTGTCATTTCTGACAAGCGTCTTTTAAAAACAATAGGTTATGAATTTTGATTAATTCATGCCGTATTTTTTCAATTTCTTACGCAGAGTACCGCGGTTGATGCCCATCATCAGGGCAGCGCGGGTTTGGTTACCGCGGGTGTATTGCATCACCATGTCCAACAGTGGCTGTTCAACTTCAGCCAATACCAGCTCATACAGGTCACTTACATCCTGACCGTTTAATTGAGCAAAATAGTTCTTCAGTGCCTGTTTAACCGAGTCGCGCAGGGGTTTTTGGGTTACCTGAGCCTGAGAGTTTACAGTGGAAACGGTCAGTACGTCAGAATTCACGCGTTGTTCGAACAT